TGCAACGGTTGCGCAATCTATTAAGGATAGGGTATGAAGCATAAGGGTGTACAATCAAAATCTAAACCATCTAATGAAGAAAGTAGTAGTTTACCACAGGATATATTAGAGAGTATAGAATTGACGGTATTACATAGGAAGTCTTTAGGGTTATTTGATGATAGAGAAGAAAGAATACAGAGAGCCTTAAGGTATCAGGAGTTTATAAATGGAAGATTTAACCACACTTAAGGAGTTATTAGTCGGAATAAGAGTTTATCGTGATGAAGATTATTTGGTAATTAAAACCTTTGATACTTCCAAACAAGAAGTTAAAACTGAAATTTACAATATTAAACATTGCGCAACGCATTGCAATAAGTGAGGGTAAGAATGAGAATACTTCATTTGACACTTTATAAGAAGTGGTTTGATGAAATAAGAATTGGGTTTAAAAAGGAAGAATATAGAGTTAATAATTCATATTGGCGAAAGCGGTTAGATGGGAAAAGTTTTGATGAAATACATTTTCGTAATGGTTACGGTAAAAATTCCCCATTTATGAGAGTTGAGTGCGAAGGGATAGACAAAGATATAAACGTATTCATTATCAAATTAGGTAAGGTATTAGAAGTTCGTGTCTAAACCATCAATAGACCTAAGTAAACTATATAAACCACACCCTAGACAGGTACTTTTCCATCAATCTCCTGAGAAGGGGCGTTTATGAAATATCAAATAATCTATGCAGACCCACCATGGAAATATTCTTTTCCTGGTACACGAAGTGATAAACATGATGATTATAGTACTTGCAATACGGATGATATTTGCCGATTCAAGGTAACCCAGATAGCAGATGATAATTGTGCCTTATTTATTTGGGGTATATGGACAGGATTACCTGATTGTTTACAAGTTATAAAAGCATGGGGTTTTGAATATAAAACAATAGGGTTTGTCTGGGTAAAGGCGAAGAGAAATAATAATATAAACCAAACTTCATTCTTACCTATTGAACAATTAGATGATTTCTTTGGTATGGGTATGTGGACTCGTTCAAACACTGAATATTTATTGATTGCTACAAAGGGCAATATAAAACCAATATCTCACGCTGTAAAGCAAGTAGTATATGCGCCTATTCAGGAGCATAGCCGTAAACCTACCGATGTAAGAGACCGAATAGTAGAACTTATGGGTGACTTACCTCGCATAGAATTATTTGCCCGCCAGAAAGTAGACGGTTGGGATTGTTGGGGCAATGAAGTAGAATCAGATATAGAACTTGACATTATGTAAAGGATATGGTATAATATAAGTATGCCAAGTGTAGGTGAAGTTAAAACTGGTTTAGAATTAGGCAGACCACATAGTAGACGTTATCACAAATATATCTATCATGCTTGTATAGATTGCGGGTTAGAACGTTGGACTGGTTATGATGGCGGGATAGTTAACGCCTCTAGGTGTAAGGCTTGTGAGAATAGATTTAAGGCTAAGTTAAATCCGCATTTATATAAAAAGGGGATAGGAAGCGGGCTAACCTATGAAGAAAAGACGTGGCTTAAAGACCCTAAATATTTAGAAAACCAAAGAATAAAACGCTTAGGTAAACCATCGGGGAATAAGGGCAAGAAACACCCTGAAATGGGTAGGCATTTATCAGAAACTACTAAAGGGCAAAGGCGTTCTCCAAAGACTGAATTTGTTAAGGGGCAATTTGCTAAAGAAAAACATCCTAACTGGAAAGGTGGGATTACAGAAGAAAATCATTTAGCACGATGCTCTGTTGAATTTAAAGAATGGCGTAAACAGGTATTTGAAAGAGATAAATATACTTGTCAAAACTGTGGGGATAAAAAGAAATATCTACACCCACATCATATAAAGGATTTTGCTAACCATGTTGAATTACGATTTAATGTTGACAATGGAATAACACTTTGTAAGGATTGCCACATGAAATTACATGGTTTGATACCAAAGGAGGTGATGATAGTTGAAAGCTCCGCAAGTTGACTTAGGGAAAATGTATAAACCTCATGCTAGGCAGATACTTGCACATACAGCCAGGGAACGCTTTGTGTTGTATGGTGGAGCTTTCGGCTGAGTTAAGGCGGAGGTAAGACTGTTTGGTTGGTAAACGAATCAATACAATTATGCCTTGACTATCCTGGTAACATAGGGTATATATGTAGAAACGAGCTTCCGTCTTTCCGGCGTTCTGTATTGTTGGAATTGGAGAGATATATTATCCCGCAAATCCTAGACCAGCATCATCAAACGGAAAACTATTTTAGATTTAAGAATGGCTCTATGCTATTCTATGGCGGGTTGGGTGATTCTGTTTCAGGTTTGCAGCGATTGAGTTCCATGAGCCTGGGCTTTGCGGCGATTGACCAGGCAGAAGAGACAACGGAGACACATTTTAATATGTTAGCTGGGCGTTTAAGGTTGAATGTCCCCAAGATTCGTTATAAGGTTTTATTGACTTGTAACCCCGCCCCAGGGTGGGTTAAGCAGAAGTTTGTAGAGCAGAAATTACCAGACCACGTATTTATTCAGTCTTTGCCTAGGGATAACCCGTTTTTGCCCGCTGATTATGAAACTAGTTTAAGGGCTATCTATCCGGCAGAGTGGGTGAAGTCCATGCTAGAGGGCGATTGGAATGCTCTTGAAGGTGGTAACTTCTTATTCCCTTATGCACAGATTAGGGCAGCGGTAAATAGAGAACTATGATTAAGCCATATTATCAAGAAGATTGTGGCACTATCTATTGTGGGGATAATCAAGATATTCTACCTGAATTGTCTGGCATAGATTTGGTTGTAACTTCGCCACCTTATGATAATTTAAGGGAATATGGAGGGCATGGGATTTATTTTAGTGATGTGCCAAGTTTACTTTACAAGTCTATGGCGGACGGTGGTGTTTGTGTTTGGGTCGTGGGTGACCAGGTGATTGACGGGAGTGAAAGCGGTTCAAGTTTTCGGCAAGCATTGTGTTTTATGGATAATGGTTTTAGTTTGCATGATACTATGATTTATGGCAAAAACGGCAATCCAAATTCCGAAGCTACTAGATATTCACAAATGTTTGAATACATGTTTGTTTTCAGCAAAGGAAAGCCTAAAACCTTTAATCCTATCAAACAGAGTAGTTTATATTACACTGGTAAACAGAAGTATCACACTCGCAGGCAACGTAATGGTGCAACAAAGGGCGGAATGTATTTTATAAATCCCGACAGGAACCTTGATAATATTTGGATTTATGATATTGGCTATATGAAATCGGCTAAAGAAGATTATATATTTGACCATCCAGCTATATTCCCCGAACAGCTCGCATTAGACCATATAATATCTTGGAGCAACCCTGGTGATTTAATTCTGGACCCGTTTATGGGTAGTGGTACTACTGCCTATTGTGCGAAGAAATTAGGTCGTAGCTATATAGGTATAGAGATAGAAGAAAAATATTGCGGGATTGCCAAGAAGAGACTTGCCCAAAGTGTAATGAGGTTAGAATGACAGAACATAAAGAACCAATCTGGGCAGGGGTGGACATTGTACCCTAGTATCTCAAAATATGGTATAATATAAGTAAGGGTGGTAATTACGATAGAACAAAATTTCGCACAGGTAGAATTGTTGTTTGCAAAGTCTGTGGTAAAGAGAAGTATCTCTCGCAAGGCGAATTAAGAAAAAACAAAACAGGCAGATTCTATTGTGGTAGGGCTTGCCGTGATATAGATTATAAGGGTGAAGGCAATCCTAACTTCAATAATAATTGGACAGAAGATAAAAAGAAGGCACTATCGGAAAAGCAAAAACTAGCGTTTGCTAATGGGCGCAAGCCGTGGTGTAAAGGTAAAACAAAAGAGACTGACCCTAGATTAGCTAATTGTGGGGTTAAGGGTAATGACTTTGGTAAATATTCTAAGGGTAGCAAGCGACCTGACAAATCGTGGTGGAATGTTTTCTTTAGTGCGGGTGTGAAATATGGTTTACAAAAGATACACAAATATAAATATCATGCTGAGTTTTGGTTACGATTAAGAGAAGAAGTATTAAAGAGGGATAATTACACTTGTCAGCATTGTGGGAAAACAGATTGTAGATTTGAGGTGCATCATAAGATACCCTCTAAAATGGGTGGCAAAGATGAGATTGATAATCTAATTACATTGTGTTCAATATGCCATAAAAAGGAAGAAAATAATGCAAGAAAAAGAGCTTTTGTTTTGCGGGGTGGATGTGAGCAGGGAGGGAGACGACCAGAGCGTTATAACCATTAGAAACGAAAAGGGCAAAGTAATCTATACCGACTCATGGGGTAAAACAGACTTAATGGAATCTACTGGTATAATCCTCCAGAAGATAGAACGCTTTAACATAGACACTAAGAATGTCAATTTAGACGCTGTAGCACTTGGAGCGGGTATCTATGACCGGCTTAGAGAACAGAAAGTTTATGTCAACGGTATCATTGCCGGTGGTGAGCCGATGGATAAAGACCACTACGTCAATTCTAGGGCAGAGATGTATGATAATCTGAGAAAACGATTTGAAGCAGGGACTATTTCTATTCCAGATGACCAAGATTTAATAGCACAGTTAAGTTCAATAAGATTCAAAATAGCTTCAGATAAAAAGTTACAGATAGTCAGTAAAGAAGATATGAAAAGAACGTATCATTTGAAATCGCCCGATAAGGCAGATTCACTTGCGCTCGCATTCTATGAACCTAAAATAAACAATCCGGCTATAAGGTGGTTATGATATGAGGGTATTAGTAGCTTGCGAAGAATCTCAAAGGGTATGTATCGCTTTTCGTGAACGAGGACACGAAGCATATTCTTGTGATATTCAGGATTGTTCTGGTGGACATCCTGAATGGCATATACAAGATGATGTACTAAAGCACTTAGATGATGGATGGGATTTAATGATAGCGCATCCACCTTGTACTTATCTAAGTTATGCTGCAACTTCTGTATGGAATAAAGACGGAAGATTAGAAAAAAGATTAGAGGCGTTAAACCTATTTGCTAAATTATGGCTTGCGCCAATAGATAAAATATGTATTGAAAATCCAATGGGATGTGCAAGTCCTACAATAGCAAAATATACTCAAGTAATTCAGCCGTATTTCTGGGGTGATACAGAAAGTAAGCGTACCTGTTTATGGCTTAAAAACTTACCCAAACTAACTTATAACAGAAACAATCCTTTATTTAATGATGGTACTGTTGTTTCTCCCAAAATATACGCTTTCTATTTAAAGGGTAAGAAAAAGGGGAAGCCCATATATGGTAACGATTATTGTAAATTTAGTGAGGATAGAGGTAAAATCCGTTCTAAAACATTTCAAGGAATAGCAAAAGCTATGGCAGAACAATGGGGATGAATCCTTACTGGAGATTGTATTGTGCTATATGTCAGATACCCATTTGTAGAAAATGCGGTGATGTCTTAGACTTTCATTATCAAGATAGGAAACAAGGTAAACTCTGTTATAACTGCCATATGAAACGTCATTCGGTTAATTGTCAATAGATAGTGAGTGTTATTATTAATATAGAGAGTCTATAACCTATCCACATTCCGCAACGCATTGCGCTATCTTTCACAACAAAATAATTGAGGGGTGAAGTATTGTCCATTTTAGATAAACTTTTTAAGACTAAAGCCCCTATACCTAACCGCAACTTCTATTATAGCGGTATTACACCTCCCAGTATGAATACTGAGGGGTTTTTGTCTGCGTATTCTAGTATAGGATGGTTACACGCTGTCGTCTTTCGGATAGCTCTAGGATGCTCAGAAGTTGAGTGGACTTTATTTGATGTAGCTAATCAGGATAAGCCCAAACAGATATTCAAACACCCTGTCCTTACTCTATTAAAACAGGTCAATCCGTTCCAGACTTCCAATGAATTTATCGCCTTAGATACGATTTACAATGAGTTAGTTGGTGAATCGTTCTGGGCTTTGAACTTTAATGCATTAGGCGAGCCCGCTGAGATTATCTTACCATATCCACAGAATATGTCGGTAGTACCTGCTAAGACTTTCCCCTTTGTTAAAGGGTATGTTTATGGCACAGGTGCAGAAGCAGTTCCGTTTGATGTAAACGAGATTATACACTTCAAGTATCCGAACCCTCTTAATCAGTATAGAGGATTAGCACCGGCAAAAGCTATCGGTATTAACCTGGACGCTGAGCAGAACGCTGACAAGTGGGTTAATCAGTTCTTCTATAACTCGGCTAGACCGGATGGGGTTATATCTTATGACTACAATCTATCAGATGAGCAGTTTGATAAACTTAAAAAGCAGTGGTCGGCTCAGTATAAAGGAACATCCAAAGCTCATCAAGTAGCACTCCTGGAAGGTGGGGCGAAGTATGTCCAGATTCAAAACACTATTAAGGATATGGACTTCCCTAATCTGAAACAGAAAAATAGGGATGTAATCTTGGGTGTATGGGGGATGCCGTTAAGCGTCATGGGGATTAGCGAAAATGTAAATAAGGCTAATTGCTATGATTCGCAGACTGAATACTTAACTGATAATGGCTGGAAGTCCTATGAGCAAGTAACTGATGATGATAAAATTGCCTCTTATGATAACGGCTATCTGAAGTTTGAAACGCCATTAAACCGCTATCAATATGACTATAATGGCGAGATGTATCATTATACTGCTGGTGTTACTGATTTAATGGTAACTCCTAACCATAATATCTACTATCGCTATCCTGAAGGTGAATATAAGAAAAGCCAAGCTAAAGATATTACTTGTAAACGGCTGAAGTTTAAGGCTAGTTGTAATTGGCAAGGTGGTGTCTATCTAGATATTCCCTTTGA